AGGATCTTAACCTCACCACTATCACGATCTAGAATGTTCATGTAGTAACGAGCACGGGGCTTAATTTGCCTCGCAAGATCCTTATCAGAATCCTGATCTGTTTTCCACAGACCAAAGTAAGTATCACAGAGGGGACAAGCCTCTCCATGCATTTTACGACAATGGTAGTTCTTAGCCATACCATCGGAACCAACAATGCGATGCAGCTTAGTTTCTGCATAGAATTCGGTTTCATCGTCCTTCGCAGGAAGGATGCGAACAAGGTTAGTACCTTCTTTAATTTGAAGGTAGTCGGAAGATCCTCCACCACCTTGCGTAGTTTTGCTGAGTTCAGCGTGTTTTGCCCGAAGGGCATCAAGATCAATAGCCATTAGATTAGTTTCCTTTTTGTAAATCGGTTAGCGGTATAGTATTATAGTCAGTTATAGAGTTTTTTCTCTTCTCTTTGATGAGAACTTAGCTGAACAAGCATATCTTTCTTATGGGTCAGGGACATAACCAACCCCTTCAAGAATTCATACTTTTGTTTAGCATCAAGATACTTATCATTATACTCATCGTAATCAAAGTGAGAAAACACAGCATCATCCAAGTCCTTAGCAGTCATCTTGGTTGATGATTCAGATTTAATTTGTTTGCGAGTCATGGAAGCAAACTTTTCCAGTTCCCTATTAGCCCTCTCCATGTCTACTTTTGCCATGCAAGCCATAGTAGAGTAAGAAGCATAAATAGAGGATTGACGAACCATAGCGTCTTCAAGGTTGTTAGCGTCAACTTTGGTTGTTTCTTCAACAATGTCGAAATAATCCTCGACACTCATATCCTTAAACAGGGAAATAATGTTTTTCATAATTAGTCTTAGTAGCCCCCCATCGAAGGGGGTGGGGAAGTTGGGGCTGTGCCAGTTGGCCCAGTCTGTATTGTTATAGACGCATCAGCTTCTTTTTGCCCTGGCAATTTGGAAGAATTAGCCGAAAATCTTAACCCGAACTCATGCTGGGTTAAGATTTGGTATCCACCTCCACCTCGCCTTTCTGCTAAATACTGCCCTGGGTCACCCATCTTGGTTGCTTTATGTGCTTCATCGGGTTGAGCAGATTCATGATGGATTCCAAACCGAACAGGCATCTGCCTATAAGAGGTCCCCGCACGATCCGTTTTTGTTACTCTATATGTTCCTGAATGAGCAAAATACCACCCTGGCCTATTATTTGACGGATTTTTAAGGTAAACCGAAAGATGATTAAACCCTTCGTCTCTACCTGATTTGTTCCAATAAAAGAAGTCTGCCATGAATATTATCTCCTACCTTATTTAGTATCCTTATCCACAGTTTGTTCAAAAATGAATTCGAAAAGTTCTTTATTTAACCCAGCCAATTGCTGAATCATATTTGAAGTAACTGTAGTTAAATACTCATTCCCAATTTGAGGCATCTCGTCATCATCCCCTAGTCCGTAGAGATCAAAACCAATATGGCAGATCTCATGAAATAAGGTTCCTTTGTAGTCCTCAATGCATTGATTAGGATCAATAGTAAGAAGCGATTTAGAAAACTCGACGCACCCGTACAGATTATCCTTAGTTAAAGATTTTTGGGATATTTCAAATGTCTTTACTCCTGTGTATACCTTCAAGGGGTGTACTGGTTTTTCATGTTTCATTTATTCGTCCCCGCTGGCGTATTCTGCCTGACCCATTCTCAAGTTTCCGTAATCAACATTCATGGGAACAATAAACCTAGGTCGCCCGTTACGGGATTTAATAACAAACGATCTCATCTGCCCATTATCAAACTCCTCCGTAGTCTGGTTCAAGGAGATAGCAAAATCGCAAGTACGAATCTTTCCGTAAGAATCTCCCAACTCTGCGTCTGTAATAACCTTCACCATCCTTCCCTGCCTATTGGTCTGTGTTGCAGTCCACAGTAGGCAATTATGCTCCATAGCAAGACCTCGCAATTCCTCAGAAATTCTCTGCTGTGCGTGATACTCCTGCTGCACCTCAGTTGTGGGCCTTAGAAGCTCCAAGTAATCAACGATGATCAAATCAGGCACAAAATCGCTATGATTTTGAAGCTGAACCAGCAAAGCCCTCAGGGTGTTTACAGTAGCAGTCGCAGTAGGAAATTCTTTAATCACCAACTTGGCATTAAACTTATCTTGGAAGATTTGTAGCCTCTCCTGCACCTGTAATTGGCTACTCACCTCTTTGAGTTTTCCTTGGTTATAACCAGTTAAGATGGAGTCGAACCGTTGGGCTACTTTATCCTCACGCATCTCCAAAGAAACATACAGAACATTCCTACCTTCAGTAAGACCCATGCAAGCCTGATTAACCAACCACAAAGACTTACCCACCCCTGGAGGAGCGACAACCATCGCTAACTCCTTTGGACCTAATCCACCCTCAAGGGATTTGTCAAGGTCTGGTAGAAGGGTGCGGTATCTATCCTGCTCTTCTCTATCAAATACACGCTTCCACCTATCTGAGAAATCATCGAAGTACTCCTGACCTACATTAACATTCCGATTAACGAGTAGAGCGTCACGAACGACAGTCTCAACATCAGCTACCTTGCCTTGCTTAATAAGTTCAAGGCTCCGATGGATAGCTCGTTTCATAGCCTCCTTCTTAGCAAAGTCCTCGACCCTATCTAAGATAAACTCTTTGTTTTGGATACTAGAAGTATCTAAGTTGTTAATATACTCTAACTCATCAGAGTAATCGGACAACAACTCCCTCTCACCTTTAAAAGGCTTAACAGACTCTAAGATGATATCATCATTGGGAAGATTCTTATACTTCTCGTAATGATCTTTAACTACCTTAAAGATAGTGGAGTGCGCGGGGTATTCAAAGTAATCCTCTTGAACTAGGTCTGAGGAATTAATGAAGAAATCTTTATCTGATTTAGCGAGGTACAAGATTCCTCGCTGAATGTTATCACTAAAATTATAGGACATTCTTAGTATTGTTTTGTGGGACGGGTCGGTTCTATCTTCGCTTTATCATAGGTGTGTTCAGTTAATTTCCTAGCACTATTTATCTTTTCTGAAACCTCCCTGTCATTTAATTTTCTTGCTCGACCTGACTCTACCAACTTATCAGGTCTTAGGTATACAGGTTTGTACCTGTGGGCTTCATCATCTTGGCGGGACTTACTTTCTGCAATCTCTCTATGTAAAAACTTATTCGCAGAATCTTGATCATAACCTTCTTTAGCAAATTTCCTATACCTTTGCTTTACGGTATGAAAATCCCCTGCGGTAGAATTTTTATTTCCACACCCATCATCCTTGAAAGAAATAGCTACATTCTGATTTTGATAGTATCTACTGCAAAGTTTCTTACACTCTGGGCATTTAGTTCGTATGGGAGCCTTCCCTATAGGATACTCTCTATCCCAATAAGAATTACATTCTCTGCATATCCATTCGTACATAGGCATTACGATCCACATTCTCCACCTGCAAGGGAACAAGCTTCACCTGTTTGGATTTCTTCTTCAAAATCCACCTGTTTCATATAAGTAGTAATATTATCGTCTGTTAGAGCGATAGCAGATAGGGGCTCCCCGTCTTTGGCTCCTGCCCTGTAAACAGTAAGACCCTTTAGATACGGGGCATACTCAAGAGCAACCTTACTAAAGTCCTCGGGCTCTGCTGTATGGGGGAGGTTGATTGTTTTAGAAATACAAGAATCCATATATTTCTGAATAGTAGCTTGCACTTTAATGTGATCTTCAGGAGAAACATCATAAGCCCCTACAAAGTTATTAAGAGGAAGACCTAATTCAAACCATTCTTTAAACAGAGGGTCAACAACTAATTTTTCTTTCCAAATATTGTTATGCCTATAACGCCGCATATACATAGCAGAGAAAATAGGCTCAATGCCTGAACTAACCCCGTGAAGCATAGAGATAGTACCACAAGGAGGGATAGTAAGCATAACAGCATTTCGAATCCCGTATCGTTTGATAAGCATTCTAATACGAGCGGGTAAAGTCTTCGCATAATCTTCATTCAGATACTTCTTATAATCGAACTCTGGGAAGGGAGCTTTATCTCTCGCAAGGTATATAGACATCTTGTAAGATTCATCACGGATGGTTGTAAACAATCTATCCAAAAATTCAAGACACTTTTCGCTACCATACTTTATACCTAACTTAATTAGCATATAATGCATACCAGTTACACCCAAGCCTACCCTGCGCGATCTTTCCCCTACTCTTTTGCAAGTATCAGTAGGAAAATTATTAACAGTAAGAACATTATCTAAAAACCTAATGCCTGTACGAACGGTCTTAGCTAGTCTTTTCCAATCAACATCAGTACCATCATCAAGCACCATGTTACTAAGGTTAATATTGCCAAGGCAGCAATTCCCGTATGAGGGGAGGGATATTTCACCACACGGATTAGTCGAGTCCAAGCTTTCAAAATACGAGACATTAGTATATCTATTCGCCAAGTCGATGTTATAGATCCCTGGATCTCCAGATTCTACAGAATTTTTCCAGATCATATCCCATAAGTCCCGTGCCTTAATGTCGTTACGACCAATAAATTCAAAGGTATCTTTCCAATTTTTTTTATTAAAATTATTGGCACGGGTGAAGGCATCTTCTTCATCTAACCCAATAACCCTTACAACCTCACCCCCTGAACCTGTTACACCAGGATCCCCATGTGAACCCTTCCATTTCCTAACAAACTCATAAGAATGGTACTCTTTGTTATTAAAAGAGAAGTACCAATCCTCATCTAAATCAACAGCCTCAATAAAACGGTCTGTAATAGCAACAGAAATATTAAAGTTGTTAAGCTGCCCTTGATCTAACTTTACAGACAAGAATTCCAAGAGGTCAGGATGAGAAACATTAAGAATGCCCATAAGAGCAGTTCTGCGATTCTTTCCCGCACGAACATGTTCACCTACTTCATTAATCATTTGAAGAACTGACACCGAACCTGGGGCCGAGTTCTTTACACTTCCAATATCGTCGCCTTTAGGACGAATCTTAGAGACATTAAACCCTACTCCACCACCCGCGCAAGAAATTCTATACATGTCCTGTATAGTTTTTCCAATGGAATCAACACTATCTTCTGGAATAATAACATAACAGTTAAGCAGATTATGATTCCCACGGTTGCGCCCAGCACCGTAAATAATTCTGCCCCCTGGAATAAAGTCTCCCGAACCCACGACATCGTAAAAGTATTTTTCAATTTTTGCCTTATCTTCATCTGTTTCTGCTGATGCCACAACTTTTGCAATAGCTTTCGCTCTTTCAGCCCATTTTGTTTCGCCAGGGTATGCGTATCTAGCTTCAAAGATTTCTTGTCCGAGGGGGGATAAATTAGCTATTGTCATGCTTTTACTTTTGTGGTTCCTTTATGTTTAATAACTGTAAGACGCTTTGAGGAATCCAATAAGGTCTTTAAGTATTTGTTATGGGTAATAACGAAAATCGTTTTGTCTTTTTTAATCTCTTGCAGTAGTTCATGGAGTCCACGAACACCTTCTTCATCTAAATTCTCAGCAACTTCATCGAAGAAAACAAGATCAGATTGGTCTTTATCGGTAAGTAACAAAAGATCTTTCAATGCCAACATAACTGCCAGATTGATCTTCCTTTTTTCTCCACCCGATAAAGATATATACTGAATAATAGCCCCGTTTGTTGTAATTTTCTCTACTAATTCTGAATCAAATTCTACAAAATACTTACTATTTGTAAGATACGACAGATAAAAATTACAACGGTCGTTGAAATACTCTAAAACATTTCTTATAATGTACTTAATAACACCTTGCTCTGACAAAGCCTTCTCCCAAAACCGCATAACATCATAATCAATCTTGCTAGAAGACTTTTCCTTTTGGTATTGCAAGACCTTACTCTCATACTCGTGTATGAGAGCGGTAAAGGTTTTCTCATCTCGACATAACTCCTTATACTTCAAAATCTTAGAGAATTCTCTTGAAGAAATGGGAGGAGCTTTAAGACTATGAGATGATGTGCTTATATTGTTTATCGTTTCATCTATCACTTTACCAACCTCATCAAAAGCATCCATAACCTCATTAATGCTATCACCACTCACAGGTGATCCGCACATTTCACAAAACTCAGACAGATGAGGATTGTCAATAACATGCTGAAGTTCTGATTCACGATCTTTAAGAGCAGCAAGGTCTCGCTTGTGAACGGAGATCTGAGATTCGGTATCTCGATACACTTTTTCCGATTCTAAAATATCATCAAGGCTTAAGTTTAAACTTTCCTCATTATAATTATCGGTATACCATGCGGTGTCCTCTTCGATAGCCTTT